GCTCCATTGCCTTGTAGTGAAGCAGATGTATTTGGCATCATTACAGTAGACCACGGAAGGTCTTCTGTTTTAATATCTTTTTTATAATATCCATAAGGACAAACCTTTACACGGTTCATATTCAATGGATCATTTATATCTCGTACTTCACCTATGAACCACGCAAATTGTCCATTTAAAAATTGATCATCACCTCTATTCATTTGCTACTTTCCTTTCATCTAGTGTTTTAATAAACGAATCTTTCTTTGCGGATACAATCATAGTATATCCACTTGGTTCGAATAAATGTTCTATCGTTGTAACGAGATGTTTACCACTTAATAATTCTGATTCATTATTAATTGTATCTTCTATCTCTGCCACACGTAATAGTTCTAATTCAATAACAGCTCCTGCATGCAAATCAAAGTCACCAGGTATTTCAAATCTCTGCGCAGTAGTATCATTCAATGCTTTATGCGAATTCATTTCTGCAAGAGATTCTGATGTTACATTTGTATGGTAATTATCACCACTGCCAAATGCTAAACTATTTTTATTAATAAAATAATTTTTTCCTTCTGAATAAGATTCTATTTTTTTATTTCCAATTTTAGAATCTTGAGCCAATGGTGGATTCTCGTTTAATAAATTTTTATTTTTAAATTCGTATACTGTTGTATCGTATATCTTTTCTGCAATATCAATATGATGAACTGTAGCACCATAAGAACCTTCTGCACCAGAATAATATTTTGACATTTTAATATCACTACGGTCTCTTGCTATTTTTTTCTGTAGCTCTTCAAAGTATTCCATTTTAATATCTTCGGAATCTTCTGGTATTGGTCGTTCTTTATTAAAGAATGGTTTATTATCGTATACTCTAAATACATCTTCACCAATCATTTCTTTCTTTGACCTACAACATATTTTACCATTTGCTTTTTGATAGAAATAATAAGGAGTTCCTCCATCATCTGCATTACGTAATAACCAATTGATTGCAAAGATTGGCTTCATTAATGGTATAACAGAATTAAAAGAAACACCATCTTCTGATATTTCTAAATCTTTATTACTTAAACCTAAATCACCTGTACATATACTTTTAATATTTTTTTTAAAACTACCAGAAACATATTTAGAAATTGTTTTATATTGATTAATATATGCGAACTCTGGTATACATGAAAGTGTATATGCTAATGTACCAGGATTAATTCTTTTATAATCTTTTATCTCTGCTACAACAACTTCTCTTTCAAATTTTTTTATTTCCTGGTCAGGTTCTTTACGTGTAATAACAAAATTTATTTTTTCTGTACCATCTATTTTTAATAAATCTATATAGTCAGCTGTATCAACTATTGTAATATTTACAAGCGTTGCTATTCTTCGTATACTTTCAACTATTTTAATTTTTGCGATAATAGATGTTATATCGATTTCAGTACCATCGCGTAATACGATATTGGCACTATCAAAGTCGTAGTTACTTGGTCCTTGTGAAGAACCATCAGCATAATGATTACTTGCAGTCTTAAGCATTTAATAATTTTTCAAACGTTTTCGCGAATTGACCAACATAGTTAGGGTCGATAACTTTAATTTGTGAACGCTCTTCGTTTAAATCCTGTTCATATTGACGATATGTTATAAATTGTAATTCACCATCACCATGCTTTGCACCTTTAATATGGAGAGCATTTGTTTGTGGTCTCTTTTTAACATCTCCTGTTTTATAATAATAGTATGGAGCATCTGCATATTTAAATACTTGTGAAGCCACAACTACATCGTTAGAAGTATTACCCTGTATAGGTTCAGCAACTTCGTATGCATTAGTGTTTTCCATATCTCTTACAATTAATTGATTTAAATCTAAATTTTTTCGATATAATTTACCACGAGCTCCAGAATCATTACCTTGAATTGTTTCTCCTATTTGATATTTACCTGCAATAGTATTGGAAGCACCCGCTTCTACTCTTGAAACGATTGCATAACCATTATATTCTTCTTCAATATATTCATGTAAATCTTCTTGGCTCATTGGCCAAGCTCTATATCCGTCGTGTAGAAAGTCATTAATTACAAAGAACGTCCAATAATATTGGCTGGTGCCATATAAAAGCTCAGATAAGACATCAGGCCTTTCACCATTCTGCACATTAAAAAAAGTATATTGAGTATAGTTATCTACAAATTCTTCAATTGGTTTTACATGTCGAAAAATATCTACAACATTTTGTTTAACACCATTGAGTTTAAAGTCGTATCCTATCTTTGGAAATTGTCTAAAGAAAGCCATTACTCTTCTCCTCCACCTGCATAATTGGTTAATACACCCATACCTATATCAGTTGTGAGTTGCGGATCATCTCCATCGTCTCTATATAATTGAGTATCCTCTTGTAATGTAATAGACATATCCACTTCTATCGGTGCACCACTCTTATAGAATGCGTTTGTTGATTGATTATATTGTGTATTGAATCCAGTGATTTGTGTTCTAAAAATTTTAGGGAATGCAATATTTCTATCTTCTCCCTGTTTAAATTCTACTTCAACTACAGGTGGATATTGTAATGCTATACCACCAACCTTTCTTGGATATGTAGCCTTTCTAAAAATATTTTCGATTACCATAATCGCATCAGACTCTTGAATATTTTGTGCGGCGAATTTAAATTGAAAAGTAAAGTTTCGAATATTTTGAGTTTCATATGTAGCTCTTTGATATTTATTTACGGCTATTCTTTTATTTAAAGCAAGAGCTGTACCAACCATAGAAGCATCTGTACCAAATAATCCTTGGAATCCTTCTTTACCTAATAGACTACCTGCTGTTAAATCGCTACTAGCATCTGTACCATCGATAACTGCACCTGCATAATTCTTTAATGTTTCTCCACCACCTGTAATGATTGACATATCAAGTGCTCCATATACAGCACCATCTTCAATGGTTAATCCTGGAGGCTGTGGTAAAAATATAGAGATAGGTGTCTCATTTAATATTTTAAAATGTAAATAAGGTTGGTCGCCTTTTATATCTGGCGGAAACCTGGTCGTTAAAGTTTTTGGTTTGTCTGACATTTAATGTTATTTCCTTTATAAATAAATATTTACTATAGAGTTATTTATATGAGTTACAAAGGCAAATACACAATTAAAAAGCCAGAAAAATATGCTGGTGATCCATCCAAAGTAGTATATCGCTCACTTTGGGAACGAAACGCTTTTAGGTGGTGTGAAAACAATCCAAAAGTTAAATTATGGAATTCAGAAGAGGTGGTTATACCATACAAATATAGTGTAGACCAAAAGCTACACAGGTATTATGTAGACTTATTAATCGAAATGGATAATAAAAAAATATATCTAGTAGAGATTAAACCTAAAAAAGAAACAAAGCCACCCGTTAAAAAAACTCGCAGAAGCAGAAAATATATCAAGGAATCCCTTACATTTGTAAAGAACCAGGATAAATGGAAAGCCGCGGCAGAGTTTGCAGAACATAATGGTTGGCAGTTTCAAGTATGGACAGAAGAAACTTTAAAGAATCTCGGCATAAAAGTGCTAGCGAAATAGTATAAATATACTATATGGCAAGCTTATTCGATACATTACAGGCAAACGCATTCCGTGCTGGAGTACAAGCTAGAACACGACAATCTAGTAAATGGTTCCAGAGTAAAATAGAAGACATGACAATGCCAAGTCGTCAAAAATTATTAAAGGACCCTGCGTTAGAGCAAACCGATAGAGAATTAATTGGTAATATGTATATGTACTTTTATGACCCTAAACATAAAAAGACATTACCTTATTACGATAGATTCCCTCTTACTCTCTTAGTACAACCTGCAGAGGGTGGGTTTCATGGATTGAATTTGCATTATTTAAATTACAATGTAAGGGCAGCTTTTTTAGATGAGCTTATGGATTTAGCTCCACAAAAAATTCAACAGACAACAAGAATACGAAAACTAAGATACGACTTATTACAAAAAACTCGTAAGTATAAAGAGTTTAAACCTTGCTTTAAACATTATTTAAATCAACATATAAAAACTAGATTAACAAGAGTTCCAATGACTGAGTGGGAGATAGCAATATTTTTACCAGTGGAACAATTTAGGAAAGCTTCCAAAACAAAAATTTGGACAGACAGTAATAAGATAGCGAGACAACGATGAACCCAGATAAATTATTATCAGCAATAAATAAAAAAGGTGGATTGGCAGAGTCACATAGATTTAATGTTATGTTTGACCCACCTGATACATCGTTGCTTAATATCGATTTAGAACAAATTATATCAAGTGCCATAGCTGGTACATTTGATGCAAAGAATTTAGTTAATGACCCTAGGGATATTACTTTGTTATGTCGTTCGGTTAATATGCCGGGTAGACAAATACAAACATTTGAGTATCAAGCTCATAAAAAAATGATTAAGATTCCTAACGGAGTTGTTAACGATGATGTTAATATGTCGTTCCTTTTAACGAATGACTATTATGTTAAAAAAATGTTTGAGAATTGGATGCATAATATATTTAATGTAGAAGAATATTATGCAAACTATTTAGATGACTATGCTGTTGATGTTATAATTCAACAGTTAGACAAAAATGACATTCCGGTGTACGGAGTGAAATTGAAAAAGGCCTTTCCAATAACCATGGAAAGTGTTGCGTTTTCTAATGATAACGAAAATGCGACGAATGTTTTAAATGTAACATGGTCTTATGAAAATTATGAGTCACAAGGCTCATTGGAATCAGCTGCTAGTGGATTAACTAATCAGCTTGGTTCTATATTTGGATAATATTATAGGAGAAAATTATGGCGTTGCCGGTATTAAATAGTGCTAAGTATGAAGTGGTTATCCCTTCATCTGGCCAAAAAGTTGAGTATAGACCTTACTTGGTAAAAGAAGAAAAGGTCCTTATGATAGCATTAGAGTCGAATGATGAGAAACAAATTCTTCGAGCTCTAAAGGATGTAGTGAATTCATGTGTTGATAATGTAAACGCAGATGAGCTAACAACATTCGATTTAGAATATTTATTTATGATGCTACGTGGAAAATCCGTAGGAGAAAATATAAATATTAATGTAAAGTGTAAAGAGTGTGAGAACCATACACCTTACAATATGACATTGGATAGAATAAATCCACCTGTTGTACAAGAGGAAGTGGAGAATAAAATTATGTTAACAGATGATGTTGGTATAACTTTAAAATATCCATTACTTGCAGATATCGAATCATTAAGTTTAAATGATGATGATGGTGATATGTTCGATATAGTTGGTGCTTGTATAGAAACAGTGTTTACAAATGACAGTGTACATAAAATGGCAGATGAGACAAGAGCTGAAAGAAACAAATTTGTCGGTAGCTTAAGTGCTGAACAATTTGGTATGATGACAGAGTTCTTTCAGAATATCCCTGCTATGAATGCTACAATTAAATGGGATTGTATACATTGTAAAGCGAAAAACGAAGTAGAGTTAAAAGGCCTTCAAAGTTTTTTTACCTAGGCCTCTCTCACGATAGTCTTGTAAACCATTATAAGACCAATTTCGCGATGATGCAACACCACGGTTATAGTCTAACTGAGTTAGATAATATGTTGCCGTATGAAAGAGAAATATATGTTTCACTTCTTTCAGAATGGGTTGCAGAAGAGAATGAGAGAATAAAAAACGAACAAGCGAAAATGAGGAGATAAAAATGGCTGAACAAGATAACAGCAGAAACGAAGTAGAAATCGATTTAGATAAGTACATGGCTATGATTGAGAAACTTGATGAGCAAGAAGATAAAATCAAGGAGATGCAAGAGGAAGCCAAAAGAGCGAGAGACCAACTTGCTCCACCTAAACATAAGTTCATGGATTTATTTTTAGACGATAATATACTAAATGAAAAATCAATTATTGGTTTTATATCATTTACACTAATGGTTATATTTGGTATATGTGATTTAGTAACAGCATTCTTAGGACAAGATTTAGTTATTTCTGATACGATATACACATCATTTGTTGTAGTAACACTTGGTTCATTTGGTATATCTGAAGCAGGAAAGGCATTCGGCGGAAAGTAATAAATGGCAAAAGATCCAAATCAAATAACCTTATCTGATATTTCACAGAGTCTACAAGATATAAATGACCGTGACGCATTAAACTCACAGTTAGATAAAAACGAAAAACTTCTTGACAGAGCTCTTGAGAATGAAAATAAAAAATTAAGTGAGGAACAACTAGAACAGCTAAGGCAAACTAAGTCATTGCTTAGTAGCGATAATCTTCAAAATATGGAAGATAAGCGAGAAGCGAATAGACAATTAAATGAGCAACTTAGACTTTTAGGTGTTATTGCAGATAAGGAATCACTAACTTTAAAAGACCAAAACATTATTGGTAATATTATAGGAGGTCTCCTAGCTCCTATTGGTTTTATAGCTGGTGTAGGATTTGGTATTAAAGATAGTTTAGTTCGTTTATTAAATATATTTGATATTAAATTAAATAAACCATTAGCAGAGGCTATTACTAAACTAAGAGGTGGAGTCAGTAGATTATTCAGTGTACCAACAATCTTTCTAGCTGATAATCTTGCAAGATTTATTGATGTATTTGATTTTAATAACCTTGGTATTAATAAAATTTCTCAAGAACTTTTAGATAAAACATCTGATGCTAGATTGGCTGTTAGGCGATTCTTTATGCCAGCTACACAATTAAAGGAAACTATTAAATTATATGGAGGCGCATTCACTGCAGTATTGAAAGATTTTAGAGCTAACTTTTTGGCAGGTATGAAAAATAAAGTTGGCCCTAGAGTTATAACACAATACACAGATGAATTTTTAAAGTCTATAGGTGGTGCTTTAAGGTTGGCAAATGTTGGTTTTGCAAAAGTAGATTTTAGATTTAAAGAATTTAAAGGGTTTGAAAGAGTAATGAAATTCGCCGATAGCTTAGGTGATTTCATAAGACCTATTGCTAGATTAGTTAAAGGATTCACAACTCTATTCCTATTACCTGTAGCATTCTTTGCTAGAATATTTGGTGAGGAACTAAAAGATGTAAGTAAAGGTATAAAAGGAACTAAAGATGCTGTAAGTGGTACAGGTAAAAGTGTTGGTATAATAAGTAAGACATTCGGTGAGATTGGTAAGGCCCTTGGTAATGTAACAAAAGTAGCATTTAAGTTTGGTAGAGTTTTAGGTAGATTCTTTGTACCTATCGCGGCTATCATTGCTGTATTCGATACAGTGCGTGGAGCTTTTGAAGGATGGACTAATACCGAAGGTAATATCTTTATGAAAGCCATCGGTGCATGGTTTGGTGCCGTTGAAGGTTTACTTAATTCTGTTGTAGGTGGTCTATTGGATTTACTTAAGGATGGAATATCTTGGGTATTAGGTAAGCTAGGATTTGAAAACGCGGCAAACTTTTTAGATAGTTTTAGTTTCCAAGATATAATATCAAAAATAGTTAATGCTGTTAAAAATGGATTATTTGCAGTTATTGATTTCTTTGGTAGCGCAGCATCTAAGGCTGGTTCCTTTATAGGTAGTGGATTAAGTATGATTAATAACTTTATTAAAGCTTTATTACAATCCGTATTACCTGACCCTGATTCTGAAGATTTAATACCAAGACTTGCATCAAAAGCTATACCGTCGTTTGTATATGAATATGCAGGTATGGACCCATACACTGGCGATGTTATTGAAAAATTTGATAGTCCTGCTGTAGATGCAATAGGACAAGTAATGGCATCTACTCCTCTAGGTATCGCGGCAAATGCAGGTCAAGCTGTAGCGAACTATGTAAGAAACAACAATCAATCAAATCATAATTACTATACTAGTGATTCCACAGATACAGTAGGTAATTCTCTACAATCTCCAACATAAAAAAAGGGGACCCGAAGGTCCCCACTTTCGACCGCGTGTACTGCAGTATCACCGGCCTGGCCCTTTCGGACTACAGTTAGTCTTGAGCTAATTTAGCAAAGTAACTCAATGTATCCTCTTCTTCCTTTTCCTCTGTAGGAGCTGGAGAAGGAGCATCAGCAAAAGGTTGTGCAGTTGCTTCTACTGAATCCATTACTGGAGCTTCAGCAACTGGAGCATCCGCTTCAATTCCTAATACTCTATTGAGTTTGAGCTTTAACTCATCATATGATTTATAATTCTCAGGGCTTGTAAACTCTGTTAGCGAATGTAATTGCTCATATGTTTCTTGCAGTCTAGTTTCGTCACCACCATGTAGTTGTGAAACACTTGCAAACTCTGACTTATCATAGTTTACCCAACCTTCGACTTTTCTGATTTTAATTTTAAAATCTGCGCCTTCCCAGAAATCGTATGGATTTACTGGTTGCTCATCTGCGAATTGTGGTTGCATAACATCCATAATTTTATCAAATATTTGGGTCAGATACAACAAGAATGTTTGACACATAGTGTAACCTTCTTTTTCTTTCCCTAGCGATTGCTTTATCCTCATCTCTACCTGAGTTCCATAACACTGAGTTCATTTCTGAAACAGGGTCTTGTTGTCCAATAGACGTTAATGAGTTTTCTATATACCATAGACCAGTAGGTCCTTTGAACCCGTGATCCCAGTATCTTACCCATGGAAGATCTTCACCTTCTTTTGCTGGTAAGAACCTAATCACAGCGAATCCATTCCCTGCTTTATCTCTGGTAGGTTTCCAAAATCTAGTATCCTCGTAAGAATTAGATTCTGTTTTAGTTGTGGACACAGCTTCCGCCGCCTTTACGAGTTTATCGATTGATGAGCCTCGCATGCTCTTAAGATTTTCTAAAGACATATTTTCTCCGTTATATTTACTGAATTATCCACTTTATACATAACAAAACAAATTATATTATACCACATTGTGGCGTTTATGTAAAGGACTTTCTTAAGATAGATATACATTTCTCTTGATTGAACTTTACAAAGGGTTTATATTTAGTAACCTTTCGATAGATGTCAGGCCAAATAATTGTTTCTGATATCTTCTTAGATTCTCTATCCATAAACCCAGTTATAGAATCGACGATAACAACTGTTTCCAATTGTATTTCATCTTGCATCCATAACTGTATTATCAGAGGATGCTCATTATCATTCGCTTCTAAAAGAGAATCAAATTGATTATCCTCTGCTAATTTATTTATATCATTTTCAAAAGTATATGATAAACTTTCTAGTACTTTTTTATGGTCACGATAGTATCGTTCACCACCTTCATTGAGCATATCGCCCACATACTTTACATCATTCTTAAAGTTAGCTACATAGAATTCCAAAAGGTTATCATATGTATTTGCTATCTTTGCGAAAAAGTATTTATCTTTTCTCTTGAAAAACGACTGAGGTTTTACTGAAGTCTTAAAGTTATATTTAATAGCATCATAACTATCTGTTTCAAAATGTAGCTTTAATGCGTTATATAATTTATATGATTCAAAAGGATCTTTCATATTGGTAGTTTATTTCCTTTCTTAACTCTTAAAAGGTTTAAGTTAGTTGCTTCTGCTTCTATCTTAGCTTTAAGAGAGTCAGTCAATAATCTTTTCATACTTTTATAATCCAAACCTCTTTGTTCAACTACATGGGAAGCTGCGTCTATATAACTCATATTCCCATTAGCGACTAAGTTCTCTACAGCTGTAGAGAATCTTTTCTTAGTCATTATTTTTTCTTTTACTTCTGCATCAACCAACGAATTCTTCTCCTTCGTCCCAAGCACAACCTGTAAGGCCACCTGCTTGCAACGCTCTCAGAGTTCTCAATACTTCTTGAGAATTCCTACCTGTATCAAGTGCGTTTACTGATACATGTTGAATAGTTCTATCCTTATCGAATATAAAGGTTGCTCTATAACAAACACCTTCAGCTTCGTTGACAATACCTAGTTCGTGTGATAAGCCAAGTCCACAGTCTGCAGCTAAAGCATGATTGATATTACCTATCAGTTCATTATCTTTTTTCCATGCAAGTTTGCAGAACTCATTATCACCACTTATACCTATCACATTAGCATGTTCTACTAGTACATCCATACCAGCAATTTCTGTTGGACAGATAAAGGTAAAGTCTTTTGGATAGAAATAGATTACACTCCAATCTTTCTTTAATGGTGTGTAACCTTCGTCTACATTGACATCAACGAAGTTATTGTTTTCGTCAATTCCCTTTAGCGAAAACGCTGGGAATTTATCTCCTACGCTTAACATTAAAATACCCTCATTAATATACAGTCAGAGTTTATTCTCCCTGTTGGTTTATTTATCTTAGTTGTGATTCCATCCCAGACTTTATCTATCTGTTTTTCAGTTTTCGAAAGTATGAGTGGTAACACATCTTCTGGTTTTCTCAAAGTCGCTGTTCGACTTGAGTCATCAAAGTTCTTAATCGTTGTACCTGATACTTCAAACCCATGTGCTGAGTCTGTTTTGTATTCAGTTAGCTTTCTCTGTTTGACATTATATACAAACAGCTTATGGCTACCTGGAACTAATACAGGATTAATAGAAACAAGTTTAGAATCCATATCTTCTTGACAATATTTCATTCTTTGTACTTGTTGGTCTGATGACTTTGGTTTTCTCATTCTTGGTGTTCTTGAAGCTTTGAAAGATAACCTTAGTTTTTCTAAATCTTCGAAACATGTTTCAAACTGTTTCATCATCTTTCTTTTATCAGCTTTACCAATATGTGAATATGCTTCTACACATTGTTCACAATTCTTTTCATATGCATCTTTGATGTTTAAGTATTCTTCATCAAGCATTGCTTTAAATATATTAATCGCATTACTTTTGAGTCCATGCATTTTAAATCTATTATAGCATCCAAACTTTTCAGTATAGTTACCATCGAACCAACCTTCAACAATAATACTATCCCAGTCATGCCATATAGTATCTACTACTTTTCTTCTTGTTCTTTCAGCTGGTGTAATAACGATTACATTCTTTTTCTTTTCAGCTATCTCAGCTTTGATTGTTAGACCTTCTTTATAGCATTCAGTAATATTATCCTTTGCTCTTTGTAATGCTTTCTCATCAAATTTCCATCCACGGAAATGTAGCTGAGCTATCTTTTGAGCTGATAAGAATTTCCAATCTTTTACTTTTCTTAAGACTGATATTTTCTTTTTATCATAACCCATTACTTCATCAGCAAATCGATATATTGCTGGTAAATAATCTTTACTCTTATAATAATAGTTATACCAATTGGTTGACCTTTGATACAAAGTCATGTCAGTGAAATCCTCTTCACCAGTAAACAGGGGCTCCTTCCCTATATACTTATCTTCTAATGTTAAGCCTCTTTTAGCCATAATACTCCTTAATAAAAATATGGGGTCCAGTGGTTGATGATAAGGAGTTGATGATCACCGGACCCAGCATATTAAATAATCTTTATACCATCAACATAATTCTCGGCTGCGCTCTCTGCCCATGCCTCGCTTTTACCATCATACGGTTCTCTCTTCAACAAAGTTCCATCTTTGTACATTTCGATTCCGTATACTCCATCATTCCTTTTAAATACTTCTGCTCTTAAACCATCTCTCATATAGGTATGCAAATAGTTATATGTATATTTCTTTTCAAACTTAGTCATCTTTTCTTCTCGCTCTTTTTTGTTCATCTACTAACATTGCTGATTGATATGCAAATACTCCAGCTGCAGTTAAAAATATTAACCCAAAGAATTCTTCAAGCCAACCCATGTAATATAGTAATCCATAAAATCCAAAACAACCTGTTAATATAATGAGCCAAGTTGATGCTTTAAACCAGTCAATACGATACCCTTTCATATATTTACCTCTCCTATTGCAACTAAAATTGTTGCACAAATCATTAAAACTATACTTGATATACAAACCCATTTGAATATTCCATATAGAGTGTCCATAAATTTATTAAACATTAGCCTCTCCTCATCTTTGCAATGTCTTCAGCTTCTTGCTGATTGATTACAGGGACTGCATTACTCTTATGCATTGTAGCAATACCTTTGACTAATGTACCTGTGTACTTAGGAGATTCTTTCTTTCGCATACTACCATCATCTCCAGTAAAAGTACCATTCTTCATTGCTTCTTCCATAAGTGATTTGTATTGTTTGGCTTGTTCTTGTCTGAGTTTATCCAATGTATTTGTTTTCTTTTCCATTGGTTTAAACTTGATAGCCTTTTTCTTAGAAGCATTAGCAAAATGATTCTTTCTCTTTTTTCCTGTTGGACCATATCTCAATGATCCCATATAAAAACTAGTCATTCCCATAATATATTATATTATACCACACTTTATGTAGTATGTAAATAGCCAATTAAGCAAATCTTAAATACTTATCTATAAGTTCATCGCCTTCAAGCTTCTTGCCTAGAACACGAATTAACTTACCATCTATTCTTCTTTCAATCCTACCGTCATTAAAGGTAGTATCTACGACACGGCCATCTTCTAAATGGTTGTCATATGCCATCGTAACTTTACGTGTATCAAAAATGTGGATCCCTGCTATACCATCCGCCCAGACTTCTGCCTCAAGTAAAGTTCTTTGTCTTTCTACAGCATTCTTAAATTCTGTCATGTGTTATCTCCATCTCTTGTATGAACTTGATGTTTCATAAAAAGTTTATCTGCTTGTCTTTGAAAAGACTTCTCTATTAATCTATCGATTAGCTTTCGCATCCATTGTCTTATCTTACCCATAACCATACTCCGTAACAAACGGTAGCTGTAAATAAACAACCACCTAATATCCATAACCATTCAAATACTAATCCCATGAGTCTTGCTCCTTCATGGCAGAATAAGTATCATAATATGAACTACCTTCTAAATACCTTTGAGTATTTTCTTTTGAATAATGTCTATTCTCATCTTTATGCAAATCCAATCCACCAGAATTAAGATGAGCACTCTTTTTCATAGATGCTGATAGTTTGTTATAATTAACCTTAGGCCTACTATATACTCTTTTCACAGTAGCTTTAAACTCCTGCTCTTCATCATACTTTTTCTTTTCAGCTAATAGTGCCTTTTTCCATTCTTTAAAATTATTTCCCATTAGATACTCCATCATAAAAATAATCGGCATCAAAGATATTGTTTTTACTCATTACTGAGTCGACAACTCTACCTTCATAGCCGAAGAAAATTAATAACCTTTCCTTGAATGTTAATCTAACAGTCAACGGAATCCTTGTAGCGATATGTTCAAAATGCATATACATTATACAGCCTCCTTATCAAAATTTAAATTATGTAAAACAGCATGTGCCATACATGCCTTATCTTGTGTATATCTGATATCTGTTTTTTCAAATATAGTGAATGCATCAAGTGCATTCCAATAATCTTGGATGGATTGACCACCAATATTTACTGTCCATTCATGGTCATTTTGCCATGGTCTTGAACCTTTCCAATCATAGAGAGTGAATACACCGTATTCTGTTCCACCATCTTCCATTGTTTTTTGAGTTTCGATAATCCACTCCATAGTAACTTTACCACCCATTTCATCTGGTGCATAACATATAGGATCACCGAACATTTCGATTAATTGATTAGTAGTTACATTCTCGATGTAACCTTGTCTTGATGTACCAGTAGCAAAGCCACCGTAATCACATGGGATAAATTGAATACTTTCCATTATATAGCCTCCTTCATTTCTTTTCTGATATGATTTGCAACATTCCAAGAGTTAAAATCTCCACTAGCTGAAATGCCAAAATCAAATTGATTAATTACTAATTGGTAATATTTTGAACCTTCAATAAACATTGAAAACTTATCACCAACTCTTTTACCGTGAAGCCAGAATTTGTTATCTGAACCTTGTACCGGCGAAAGTTTATAGTTAAGTTTTTCTTTTAAGAACTCAAGAACAGCTTCTTGATTTAC